CCTGGTCTGGGACGGCGTTGTGCTTCAGCAGCAGCTCCAAACACCCTGCGTGGTCGTTCTGCGTGGCCATGATCAGTGGGGTGGCTCCGGTGGTCATTGCCAAGTTTGGGTTGGCATTATGCTCCAGCAGCAGCTTCAGACACTCTGTGTGGTTTTTCTGTGCGGCAATGAGCACCGGAGTGGCTCCATTGGTGGTCGCTGCCTTGTTTGGGTCGGCGTTCTGCTTCAGCAGCAGCTCCAAACACCCTGCGTGGTCGTTCTGCGTGGCCATGAACAGTGGGGTGGCTCCATAGGTACTTGCCAAGTTTGGGTCGACACCATTATTCAGTAGCTCGGCGACAACCTCAACTCTGCCATTCTCAGCGGCTTCAAATAATACATTACTATTTGACATATATATATAATATATTTTATTTTTTATTTCAAATAATAATTAATTTACATTCCACATTATCTAAATATTCAATATCTGTTTCCTTATAATTATAACTATCCTTTTTGACATATTTAACGTAATTTATATATTCATCTATAATATAACTTTGTCTTGCTGTAAACATTATATTATATTCTACCATTTCCTTAAACTTTTCAAATATTTCAAATCCAACGTGTCCCTCTAAGAATACACCACACGAAACTATATAATCGAATGACCCTATTTTATCTTTTATTTCTTCTATATCCATTTCTAATAAATTCATATTCCATATTTCGTCATATACTCCTTTATTCTCTGCTTGTTGTATCATATTATCTGATATATCTACACCTATCAATTTAATATTTATTTTCTTACTCTGACATAATCTTCTAATATTTAATCCTAGTAATCCTGTTCCGCAACCGAAATCTAATATTTTTATTACTTGGTTATCTTCTAAAAATTCATTTCCTAAAATCATATTTGTAAAAATACATGCAAAATTATGCGGTCCTTTATAACCTATACTATTTACGTATTCTTCATAAGTTTCTGCCCAGTGATTATAAACATTTTTTTTATCACAATCACTTTGAAGTGATTTATTATGTAAAATAATATCCATATTTACTTATTTATTATATAAATAATTTTAAATAAATAAAAATATAAAATCAAAAAAATATAAAATATATATACAAAAAAAATAAAAAAATAAAAAAATAAAAAAATGAATTAATTTAATTCAATATCTTTTTACAAAATAGAACGCAGTTTTCAGGGTGTAATATAGTCGCAACTGGAACTTTGCTTGGCATTTGTAAAGTAGAATTAATATTAGTCATCATATCTACCTTATCACTATGCGGAGGACACGCCACAACCGGATAATGTGTATTACACGCAACCACACCAGATAAGGCATTACTCATTCCGGCAACAGTAATAAATACCATTTTCCTATTAATTTTCTTACCATTGTTAGTATATTCGTCTAAAATTTTCAATAATTCCTTAGTGCTCTTATGTGCGGAACATACGTGTTCTCTATGATAAATCTTATGTTTTATAAGGTGACGTCTAAGTTTTTCAATATGTGCTTCGTCTGATTTAGACCCACTTAGAATAATCGCACATGGAGAATGAATATGTTGGAAATAGTAATCTATTATAGGTGTTGCCATATCTGCTTTAACTTGCGAAACTATTGGTTCATCGTATTTTAAATTAGTTAATAATTCATACAAACCTTGATAACAATCAAAAACCTTCAATTTCTGTTGTTCTGGAACTATTGGTATTTTCTCTACTTTATATGGATCACATACACTCTTAATATAATCTCTGGCAGCGTCCTTATCCAATTTCACAGGATTTGGATTAATATTAAAATCTAATAAATTACTCTCTTTTTTCCAATATCTAGATGAATCACAAGTATGAATTTCGTCTATCAATATTATATTTCCATCTATATCATATCCAAACTCATATTTAGTATCCACCAAAATTAATCCCCTTTTATCCGCCTCATACGAACCATATGAAAATAATTGCCTCGCCTTAGAATAAATAAAATCTAATTCCTCTAATGTCACTAGTCCTTCTTCTAAAATTTGATTATAACTAATCAATTCGTCTCTTTCTCCTTTAGTTGTTGGTGTTATAACAGGATTCGGTAATTTTTGATTTTTAACATATCCTTTGGGGAATTTCAAACCACAATAAATAAATTCTTCATTTTTACTGTCTAAATTATAATGCTGATTATAATGAGTCCATAATGAAGTTTGAGTATTACCGGTAATATATCCTCTTACAATAATTTCTAGGGGAATAACTCTACATTTTTTAGCAATTAAATAACTACCACTTACATATAATAAATGATTTTCTATTATATGTCTTGTATTAGTCATCCACCATAAATTAATCAAATTTAACATTCGCCCCTTTCCATCTATATTACAAATATGTCTATCAAAAGAACTTAATCGGTCTGAATGGAAGAAACAAACTAAATCATTTCCAATATCCCACCTATCCCTAACTTTGCCTGAAATAATTTTCACAGAAGAATCTAAATCTAAATCAATTAGTTTATTTCTCCCTAAATCAATTAAATTTAGAGTTTTCATTATACTATTAATCAACAAAGGTTTTTCATTGGATTGAACTCTTTTTTTTAATAAATGTAATGTATCTTCCTTGAAAATTGGAATTTCCATATAATCTATAACTTTTCCAGCATCTAATTCCTCAATTACCTTATGGACCATAATACCTGTTTTAGTAATTTTCCCTTCTTGATATTGATTAAATGCGTCTTCTATGGAATTCGCGCCCGGGAATTGACCCGGCAAAGCAGGATGTAAGTTTATAATATTCTGGAAAGCATTGATAAAATAACTGGTTAAAATTCTCATCCACCCCGCTAAAACAACTAAATCAATATTAGTATTCAAATTTAATATATCGGATACTAACTCTAAATCATATCTATCTCTTTTTTGACCTTCATTTTCTCTTATAATAATTCTATGTTTATTTTCGTTGGCTTTTTGGACAACTGGTGCGGTAATTTTATCACAAACTAAGGCAACAATATTAATATCTAAATTTAATTGGGAAATACAATCAGTAATATATTGGTAATTGGTACCATTACCGGAAGCAAGAATAATTATATTTTTCATTTCTAAATTAATCTAAATTAATACAAATTAATAAAATTTAATCTCTAAATGATTTATTTTGAAGAATATTAAAAAATATAAAAATAAAAAAAAAATTTAATCAAAATTTAATAAAACCGGATAACTATTTTTATTCATATTTTTAGTTGCTGCTATAGATAAAGGTTGTCTTTTCTTTCTTATTTTCTTTTTCATTGATTTTTCTAATTTTGAATTTTCCAAGTCTAAACAATTCAAATCTACTTTATCTATATCTGGTTCTTCATTATTTAATTCTACTTCGGTTGTTTCTAAAAAATTATTTATATTATTTTCTTCTATAGTTTCGCCACCGCATTTATAATCTTCACTTGAGAATTCTTCAATGCCTTTTCCTTTCTTATTTTTTTTTCCTACAATTTCTACTTCATTTATATTTTTTTTTCTTGTATTATTATTCATATCTACTTCTATTTCTTTATAATGTTCCATAATATATTTGATAATGTTGTTTTGTATAGACCATCTAAAAAAATTTAATTGTCCAACGGTAGTAGTAATAAATTCACTTTCATTAAAATAAAAATTTATTCTATTTCTTCTACAAAATGGGTCAAACTGTTTTTTGGAATAAGCCCTTAATTGTTCCTTATAACTTAAAAAGACATTAATTTGCCTAAAGTTAGTATATTTATCCATATCTTTTTTGCTGAATTTTAATCCCTTCTTCATAGTACTTCTTTTAGGACTTGAAATTTTAATTTTCAAACTATAATTAATATTATACTTCTTCGCATAATTTGTCACAAACCAATCTATTATTCTTAAACTTATCTTATCTTCGCCATTCAATATATTCATTAAATTAATCTTGTTAGATTCATTTTTATAAAAATTATTCAAAGAAACTAACAATAATTCCTGCTTCCCCTGAATAAACTTATTCTTAAGTGTGGAATTCATATTTTTGTTTTTCTATACTTAAATATATTTATACTAAATTTATTTCTTTAAATAAAAAAATCATTAATACATGAAATAAAAAAATCAATAGAATTTGAATTATTTTTTTGAATATATTCTAATTCTGTAATTAGTAAGTCTTTTATATTATTTTTTTCAGTTATATCAATTATATTGTGTTTTAATTTTACTGGATTTGATATCATAGGTATTTTTTTGTTATTTGTTTCTGAAGTATTTTTTTCATTTCTAATTTTATTCCATTTATATGAAAAAGTTCGATATATATTTCTAATAAAATAATCTGGAAGTGTTTCGTAAATGAAAACATAATATTCATTATCAAAAATATTCAATAACTTTTTTATTCTCTTTAACTGGTTCAAACTTATATTATTAAAATCGAAATTACTAGGTTTTTTTTTACTATTTTTTAAAGATTTTAATTCTTTAATATCTGTCAATATCGCTAAATTTATATCTAGTTTTTGGTAATTCATATATCTTATAATTTTTTTATGGGTGGGTTCTTGTATTGTCATACTTTTATATTAGAATAGTAAATTTATTAAAATAATGAACGATAGAAAATATCTATAATATTATAATATTATAACAAATATCTAATATATATCATAATTATAATTCCTATTTGTATCATTTGGTTCCACACCAAAAGTATCTTCTTCTGTTAATTCATAATCTTCAAACCATTCTATTGTTTTTTCTTTATTTTTAATCAAATCTAACATTTCATTTAATATTTTTTTAATATAATCATCTACTATGGTAATAATTTTTTGATGATTTTCTATAAAACCGTAATTAACTACTATACTTGATAATATATTTAATATCCTTTTTCTCTCAAATTTTATATTATGATAATCATTTTTATAACCTTTATTATTTTTGACATTTTTTATCATACTATTTCGTATTTTCCCAATATTTTTTAATATAATTTTACAATCATAATATATTTTCTTATCTATTTTTTTTATAATTTGTAATACTTCTTTAAGATTATCCTGTTGAATGAAATTTTTTAATTGTTTATTTTTTTTTCTAAAATTTTCTGTTATTCCTTCAATAGAGGTTAAATTTTTAGAAATTAAAAAATTGTAAATTTCCTTATGAAATATTACAATTAATATTACTATAATTAGTCTTATCATTACTAAATATCTATATTTTTTATTATTTATATTTCTTCCTCATCGAAATTTAATATACCATTTACCATTCTACCAATAAATTCAGATTCCATATTATAAACATTATTGTTCTTGATATTAACATAATATTCCTTATCCATATAAGTATATTTATGACATTCTATTTCTTTTATATCTTTATCTTCTTCGGAAGTAATAGTTAATGTAATATTTTCTATTACTTCACATAATACTTCACTTAATTCATTTTCTAAACTTTTTTTCTTCGCATTTTTCTTTATTTTAATTTTCTTTTTTTGTTTATTGCTATAGTCTACAAGTTCTTGAATATCATTTGTTTTCAAATATTTTTTTTTAAGATCTATATATTTCCATCCATTATCTTTCGCAATTTCTTTTAGTAGTAAAATATTTTGATATTTTATTACTGTCTTAATAGAAGTATATAATTCTTCAGGAATTATAATTTTAGACATTATATTCTTATTTGTTAATACAAAAAAAAGTTTAAGTATCAATTTTTTTATTTTATTTTATTTTTATTTAATTATTCTTCATTATTTTTAATAATAAATTTCTTTTTCCTTTTTGCTTCTAAAATTACTAATAATTCATTGAAATCTAAATCAGATAGAAATTTTTTGTGAACCTCTTTAAGTAATTCCACATTGATATTATATATCATATCTTCTAATGAGTTTAATGTAAATGACGATACTGAATAATCCATAGTTGCTTAATAAATAATATTAAGTAATTATCAATTTTTTTTTAATTTATTGAGGGTCATTTTTATCTATTAAATCAACTTTCAGTTTTTATCTATTAAATCAACTTTCAGTTTTTATCTATTAAATCAACTTTCAGTTTTTATCTATTAAATCAACTTTCAGTTTTTATCTATTAAATCAACTTTCAGTTTTTATCTATTAAATCAACTATATCCAACTTTATTAATTCATCTTCATCCATTTTAATATAAAAACTTTTATCACTAAATTTTATTTTATAATGTCTATTTCCATTTATAAGCATAACAAAATCATTACCTAAATCAATATCTTTTACAAATCCACCTTTACACAATTTAATATTATAAAAATACTTTGAATTAATATATCTTATATAATTACCTTTATTTATATCTTCTATTTTTGAACAATATTTATAATCCTTCAATTTTTCTAAACTTTCAAGTAAATTATTCTTATTTTCTTCAAAATCTATGAATTCTCTATATATTTCTATTACATTATCCTTTATTTCTTCTTCTATTTCACTCTTAGACATAATTTTTCCTTCTCTTCGGTTATGTAATATATTTTTGACTAAATCAATATCCATTTAATCTTAAATTATAGTTTTTTTTACAAAAAAAAAATATTTTTATAAATAATGGATAAATTTTTGAATATTGAAGAAAAACCTATAAAAACTAATATTTTAGAATTAATTAATAAAAAAGAATTAAGCGAAGCAACCGTAAGCGAAGCAACCGTAAGCGAAGCAATAAGCGAAGCAACCGTAAGCGAAGCAATAAGCGAAGCAATAAGCGAAGCAACCGTAAGAGAAGCAATAAGCGAAGCAACCGT